AGGACAAACCGCAACGGTTCGTTTCTTGCCTGACGCTGATCCAAATAACACTTTCTTCTGGATTGAACGTGCAATGATCAAGTTGCCATTCGCCGGTGTGAAAGGTGAAGCAAATTCCAAGCCCGTGACTGTGCAAGTTCCTTGTATGGAAATGTGGGGCGAGACATGTCCTATTCTTACTGAGGTTCGCCCTTGGTTCAAAGACAAGTCTTTGGAAGACATGGGTCGTAAGTACTGGAAGAAAAAGTCATACCTGTTCCAAGGTTATGTAGTAGATAGCCAGTACAAGGAAGATGGAAAGACTCCTGAGAATCCAATTCGTAGATTCATCATTGGTAGTCAAATCTTTAACATTATCAAGGCAGCTTTGCTTGACCCTGATATGGAAGAATTGCCAACTGACACACTTCGTGGTGTGGACTTCCGCATTGTTAAAACTAGCAAGGGCGGATACGCAGACTACTCTACATCACAATGGGCTCGTCGTGAACGTGCTCTAAATGATGCAGAGCAAGCAGCATTAACTCAGTATGGTGCATTTAACTTGAAAGACTTCTTGCCTAAGAAGCCGGGCGATGTTGAACTAAAAGTCATGAAAGAAATGTTTGAAGCATCAGTTGATGGTGAAGCATTTGATATGGATCGTTGGGGTCAATACTTTAAGCCAGCAGGTTACAGCAGCAAGGGTAGTGACACTCCAGCAGCTCAGCCAACAGCTCGTTCAGCCGCACCTGCTCCAGTAGCAGAAGCCGCAGAAGCCGCACCTTGGGATGAAGAAGTTGCTGTTGCAGAAAAATCATTCTCTGCACCGGCTGCATCCACAGGCGGAAGCGAAGCAAGTTCACGTGCCCAAGATATTCTAGCGAAAATCAAAGCACGTAGTAATCAGTAATCCGGGAGATCAAAATGGGAAAAGCATTTGATATCTCAAAGTTTCGTAAATCTATCACCAAGTCTATCGACGGCTTAGGTATTGGTTTTAACGATCCTACTGACTGGATTAGTACTGGTAACTATGCTCTTAACTATTTGATCTCGGGGGACTTCAACAAGGGAGTCCCCCTTGGCAAAGTAACTGTTTTCGCAGGCGAAAGCGGTGCAGGTAAGAGTTATATTTGTTCTGGTAATATTATCAAACACGCACAAGATCAAGGCATGTACGTTATCTTAATTGATAGCGAAAATGCACTTGACGAAGCATGGTTACATGCTCTAGGTGTTGATACATCGGAACAAAAACTTCTAAAACTCAACATGGCTATGATTGACGACGTGGCAAAAACCATTAGTGAATTCATGAAAGAGTACAAAGGACTGCCGCAAGAAGAACGTCCAAAGATCTTGTTCGTTATCGATTCTTTAGGTATGTTGTTGACTCCAACTGATGTAAATCAGTTCGAAGCAGGTGAAATGAAAGGTGACATGGGTCGTAAGCCTAAAGCACTTACATCACTTGTTCGTAATTGTGTCAACATGTTTGGTAGCTATAATGTTGGATTGGTTTGTACTAATCACACATACGCTTCGCAAGATATGTTTGATCCTGATGATAAAATCAGTGGCGGTCAAGGTTTCATTTATGCAAGTTCTATCGTAGTTGCTATGCGTAAATTGAAACTGAAAACAGATGCAGATGGTAATAAAACTACAACAGTTAACGGTATCCGTTCTGCTTGTAAGATTATGAAAACTCGCTATGCGAAACCATTTGAATCAGTCCAAGTTGAGATTCCATATTCAACAGGTATGGCGCCAACGTCTGGATTAGTGGACTTATTTGAAGCTAAAAACGTTTTGACAAAAAGCGGAAATAAGTTACAATATATAAGTAAGTCAACTGGAGAAGTTCATTCTTTTTTCCGAAAAGGTTGGACAGAAGACAAGTTACAAATTATTATGGACGAATGGGACGAAACAGCACTTGAAGCGGCTGCGGTAGTTATTGAAGATTCTGAGGAGGCATAATGGAAGAAAGTTTAATTATTGAAATATGGGATACTTTTAAAGAGTACGTCCCTGATAAAAATAAAGAATTGGCTGCTCATCAGTACGTCGATTATTTACTAGGTAAGGATATCGAAGTAGCAGTCTTGGAAAGTTTTATGAGCTACGATCCTCATTTGGATATTGCTATCAAGGCAGTAGTAGATGAAGAAAAAGAGTTCGAAGACGAAGAAAACGACGGCTATTACGAAGAAGACGAGGACTATTAATGAACTGGTACAGCAAAGTAAGCAAAGACATTGCTCACTTACCAGGCTGTATTGATCATTATTACCTTGAACTAGAAGAAGCAAAGCGTGAGGTCAAGATCTACGGAAACGTAGAGAAGGCCTCCGCCGCACTTCCGGGCATCGTAGCACATCGATTCAACCAGTTACAAGAAATTGAAGGTATTCTTGAGTATCTCAATATCGAATTACGCAGGTTACGTTCCAAGACTTTTAAAAAATATTTAGAAAATTATCAGCGAGCACTAAGCAGTCGCGATGTTGAAAAATATGTCGACGGTGAAGCAGATGTTGTTGATATGGAAAAAATAATTAACGAATTTGCTCTGTTACGTAACCAATGGCTCGGTATTATCAAGGGCCTAGACATTAAACAATGGCAAGTTAGCAATATTATCAAACTCCGTACTGCTGGTATGGAAGACGTTACAATTTAAAATGAAACTCTATATAGAAGATTTAATTTGTAGGCTAGGTAACTCGGGCAGTTACCTGTTCGACCCAGCATTGACTGTATGGCCTCTAGACATAACAGTGGTTTCCAGCCTAGCCATGAACCCTTCAATGGGCAAAGGCTACACTGAGAAGCAACGTTCACTGGTTTTACGACTATGTAAAAAATATAAAGGTCAATTAGTCAGTGCATTAGGTCCCGCCGCAGAGCTTGCTCTTGAAAATCCTGAATTTAAATTTGGGTTAGTTCAACCTAGTCCACAAGAAAAATCTATTACCATAGATAACAAGAATATTTTGGTGAAATTTCCCTTCAATGAAGAAATTGTGGGAAAAATTAGAAAATTTAAATCAGAGTCGGCTGTTAGATTAGTGGAGTGGGACAGTGAAGCCAAGGCATGGACCTTTGCGTTGGAAGAAAATAATGTCATATGGATCATGAATAATCTAATGGATTCAGGTTTTAGCATTGATCCCAATTTTGTCAAAATTTCCGAAGAAATTACCAAAATTCTTGCCAATATTGAAGACCATGTTCCTATCATAGTTTATAAAGACAACCAGTTTGCCTTCAAGAACGTCCATCGAACAGTGCCTCAGCCGACCGGTATGGATTTGAAAGAAACACTTTTACTGGCCAAGTACTATGGAATTTCAGTGTGGGAAGAAAACGTTGAAAAAATGATAGAAAACGGTAATTTTTCTCCTATTTTGACATCGTTTTTAAAAGAAACAACACCGAATTCATTAGAATTTGACATCAATGAAAATAGTATTGATCAGCTTACTGACCTAATCAAATACAATTCACCAGTATTGATCATTGTTCCTGGCTACAACGAATTCTTCACTTTAAAGAACTGGAATCAGTGGCTAAAATCTCAAGAAATTCCAGAAAAAGATATCAGTGTGATGTTTAGACTGAGTAGCGATACTGGCAGCATGTTTAACGATCTTGTTAAACAAGAAGGGCTAAACAACCCTATTGGTGAAAATACTAAAATTGTGTTCATCAGTCAAAAAATGCCTAAGCCATTGATTAAAAGTGAGATAGAATTTAAACTAGTGCTAAACTTAGGTAGTCTATCTGGAGTACATTACAGTATTTCTACATATCTAGACAGTCGACCTGATGTGATACGTTATACAGATAAAAATAAATCAGGATATCAGTTTGGCCTTTTGTAAAATTATAATCAAAGACGAAGTCAATGTTAAGATTGAAAATCTAGACCTCGATACTCGTAAAAAACTGGTCACAAAATTCAAATATTTTGACCAAAAAGCTCGATACCTACCAGCCTACAAATTAGGTAGGTGGGACGGCTGTACTAGCTTCTTCGGCCTCGGCGGCACCACCTACATGAGTATGTTACCCGATGTAATTGAGGAACTGGTCCACCAAGGTTATGATCCTGTATTAGAAGATCATAGGAAGCCAATTTCACTAAATTTTGAAAAAGTTGCTGAAGATTTTTGGGGTGATCAAACATGGCCAGAAGGACATCGATTCGCAGGTGAACCAATTCGCCTACGTGAGGACCAAGTCGAAGTTGTTAACAAGTTTCTTGAAAATCCTCAGTGCATTCAAGAAATTGCCACCGGTTTCGGTAAGACTATTACCACCGCAACTTTGAGTAAAATTGTGGAAAAATATGGTCGTACTATAACCATTGTTCCTAACAAAAGTCTTGTGGAACAGACAGAAGAAGATTTCATTAACTGTAAACTAGACGTAGGTGTTTACTACGGTGACAGAAAAGATCTTAATAAAACGCACACAATCTGCACTTGGCAAAGTCTCAATGTTCTTGACAAAAAAACCAAAAATACCACCGATGAAGAAGTGTTAACTTTGGCTGAATTGTTAGATGGTGTTGCTACTGTTATGGTTGATGAAGTTCACATGGCCAAGGCAGAAGTGTTGAAAAAACTGTTGACAAACAATCTTGCTAATGCACCAATTCGTTGGGGGCTAACTGGAACTGTGCCCAAAGAAGACATTGATTTTCAGAACATCAAATGTGCTCTAGGTGAAGTAGTTCACCAGGTAAAGGCCCATGAATTGCAAGATGCTGGAGTACTCAGCACCTGTCACGTGAATGTTATTCAAACCGCTGAATGGAAAGAATTCGGAAGTTATCCAGAAGAATTGAAATATCTTGTAACTGATACAGATCGAGTTGCGTGGATCAGTAAATTAGTGGCAGGGATTTCAGAAAGTGGAAATACATTAGTCCTGGTTGACAGAATTGAAACAGGACGTATAATAGTAGAGAACATCCCGGATAGTGTGTTTATCTCGGGCGAAGTAAAAACTAAAGATCGAAAGACCGAGTATGACGAAGTCAAGACTGCTGATAAAAAGATTATTGTGGCGACTTATGGTGTGGCCGCTGTGGGTATTAATATCCCCCGTATTTTTAATCTGGTTATGGTGGAGTCCGGAAAGAGCTTTACAAGGGTTATACAAAGCATTGGGCGAGGCATTAGAAAAGCAGACGACAAAGACTTCGTACAGATCTGGGATATTACAGCGTCAACGAAGTATGCAAAGAGACACCTTACTGAACGAAAGAAGTTCTACAAGGATGCACACTATCCGTTCACAATTGAAAAGGTAAAATATTAATGCAAATTTTAACACTAGAGAATAAGATTTATCATCTTAATGATCTCCCTGACGAGGTCGATGACGACTTACGATTCAGTGTAATGGACAATAGTGATCCTCAAAATCCTGACTATTTTTATATTCCCTTAATATTTCTAGAATCGTTTACTGCACCTGCAGCAGTATTAAAAGTCGGACCATACACTGTAAACATGCCATTAGATTGGTGTACTATTGTAGGTGATCCGGAAGGTCCGGATATGGAAATTCTTCCTTTAACTAGTCTTAATGATCGGGGATTTAGAACTTTTATCTTTAATCCTCTAAGTAGTTTTAGACCAGAATTTTACAGCATTGATATTATTGACGTATATCAAGATGTCCGTTGGTACTTTCCTAAAATGAAGCCAGGGCAGCTTTTGTGTACTCCGTTAACTAACGATCCAGCGCCACCTTGCGCATATTTTGTTAAAGAAGTCAGTCGTCAGAGCGAATTGGTAGATTATTCGAGGTGTTGGTAATATGCAAATTAAATTTAATATTCATGATGTAGGCGGTGAAGTTGTCAAAGACAACGAAACTTATCTATTAAAAGATAATAAAACTCTAAAAAATCTAGTATTGAGTTCTACTAAATTGTACAGGGGTCAGGCTACTAGGGGTCATAGTCATGCTGGGCAAGAAGAAGTTTATTTCTTTGTGCAAGGCACCGGAATGATGATAGTAGATGAAGACAAATTTAGAGTCAATGCCGGAGATATCATTTTAATTCCTGACGGAGCATTTCACCGAGTAATCAACGACGGTGAAATGAACTTAGTTTTTAACTGTGTCTTTGACGGCAAAAGGAATCATTAATGGGTTCACTTACTCCGAACGTTAAACTAATTTACGAACGAGTAGGTGATACTGTATATGCTCGTCGTGAAGGCGAAACGGAAAGGACTGTAGTGGGCTACGACTATCATCGAGATCCGTTGGATCATAGAAATTATATGAGCACTCCAAAGGAGTCCCAGTTATGGCACGATATTAGACAAGCGGCATTGAACGACACAGATTTGCAAGACGCCTTAGATCGTGTTAAAGTATTGTATTATCTAAAACAGAAAGAAAAGCCACCTATGTGGCATCCAGTATAATGGCAGCAAAACTTGACATTGGTAGAGAACTGAAAGGTGTAAATGATCGCAATCACGACTTTTACAAAAATCTTACAGACGACGAAAAGAAAGTGTTTAGCCCATATCTATTGATGAGATATGTTAGTAATCCACAAACTGATACTGAAAGTTATGAGTTTGTTCTTGAACGGGTTAACGATCTAGTTAACATTAATCATTGGACTTTGAGTAAAGGTCATAAGCCGTTATTGTGGCAGTTGTTTGCCAGTTGCGGTATCGGTGTTAACTTAAAATATACATACCTCAAAGCCAGTAGCAAAGAGAAAGCAAACAAGATTGAAAAACTACTGGAAGAAATCTATCCTGCAATGAAATTATCCGACATTAAAATGATGGCATCAATGATGGACGATGAAGACAAGAAAGAACTATTTGATAAAATGGGGTTTGACAAAAAGCAACGGAAAGATTACGAGTGATAGCATTAGTAGATCAACCTTATAAATGTGTACACTGCGGCAAGACGTTTATGAAAGAAAAAACGTTAGTTGCTCACATGTGTGAACAGAAGAGACGTGTTTTACAAAAAACTGAAAAGCGAGTGCAAACAGGTTTTTTTGCTTATAACAGATTTTATCAATTAACACAGGCTGCAAAAAAACAAAAGTCCTACAACGATTTTTGTAATAGTGCATATTATAACGCATTTGTAAAATTTGGCAGCTTTGTTAACAACGTTGACCCACTATATCCTGAACGATTTATTGACTATGTGGTCAAGAGCGGAGTTAAACTCGATCATTGGTGTCGAGATGAACTCTACGAAAAGTATCTTGCCGAGTTAATAAAAATTGAACCAGTCGAAAGTGCAATTGAAAGAAGTCTTCAATACATGATGGAATGGGGAGAAGAGCAAAATGCAAATTTTGCACACTACTTCAATTATGTTAATATTAATCGTGCAGTACATCATATTCGTGACGGCAAAGTTAGTCCCTGGTTGTTGTTAAACTGTCCAAGCGGTGTTGAAATGTTGAGAAAATTTAATGACGAGCAGTTAAATCTAATCAATCAGATTTTAGATTTTGCTTTTTGGTCAAAGAAATTTAAAGACTGCCCAACAGACGTTGCATTTGTAAAAGAAGTATGTAAGGAGACCGGAATTGCCTGATATCGACATTGACTTTTTAAATCGATCATCTGTTCTAAATGTAATTAAACATATTCCTGCAAGTCTGGAAGATGGAAAGAAACACAACACAGGAGTGTATTGTCACGAAATTCCTACTAATCCATTAACAGGCAATGCCGGTATCAATTACAAAGAAGCAGAGGACCGTGGTTACTTTAAAATTGACTTTCTAAATGTTAGTGCATATGATGGTGTTCGTAGCGAAGATCACCTTAAAGAATTGTTAGCTGCTGAACCACTGTGGGATTTGTTAGAAGATCCTGCGGTGTGTGATCAACTGTTTCACATCAACGGATATCACAATTTAATTGCTAAACTGAAACCTAAGAGTATTGAAGAATTATCCATGTTCCTTGCTCTTCTCCGCCCGGGTAAAAAACATCTCATCCCAATATGCGAGAAAGAAGGTTTCCAGGGTATCCAACAAGAGATATGGACTAAAACGGATGATGCTTATTTCTTTAAGAAGGCTCATGCTGTTGCTTATGCTCACGTTATTGTTGTTCAACTTAACTTGATTTG